TGTATCTGCATCCTCTGTGCGAGTAAGTGTCCAAGATCCACCAGTGCTATTGAAAACATAGATACCAGCATCTGATGACTGAGTAATAAGAACTCTGTATCCGCTATCAGCATCACCCAATGGATCATGTCCATCAATGATTAACTGTGATGCTCCGCTACCAGATAGTACTGGAATTGCTGCATCATAAAGAAGATTTACTGCTTGCTTCCAGTTAAGACCAGATGAAAGTCCATCTGCATAAGTCTTAGCATTATCTTCTGCAGTTTGTGCTGCTGCGTCTGCGTATGACTGTGAACGACCTTCAAGTGCTGTAATCTCATCATCTGTGTATGAGTTAGCATTTGTCTCTGCTGTGTTAGCCAAAGATGCTGCAGTATTTGCTGCTGTATCAATTGCTTCTTGCTTTGCTGATGCAATTGCACTATTACGATTTGTAATTTCTGTAGAAATTTCACCGTCTGTGTATGAATTAGCAGATGTTAGTGCATTTCCTGAAACTGTATCTGCATAAGATTCTGCTGTTGTAAGTGATTGTGCAATTGCTGCATCACGAGCAATAATTTCATCTGCAACTTCTGTATCTGTATAATCCTGTGCTGCTGCGATGGCTGCGGCTTCTGCATTTGCTGCTGAACCTTCTGTATCGTATGCTGATGCTGTTGCGTCAAGTGCTCTTTGATCTGTAAAGTACTTATTTGTTGTACCTTCTGAAAGTGCATCTGTATTATGGTTTGAAATATCTGATACTTGACCAGTTACATCGCCAATAAGATCTGCTGTAATTTCTACTGCAGCAAATGAACCATTTGAATCACGAAGAACTACTGTATCTGGTGTAGCCTGTGATGTTGCTGAACCACCAATGAGACCAATGATATATGATTGATCTGCTGCATTCTTTGTAAGAATGTCATAGCCGTTGATTGTACCTGTTGTACCTTCAACAACGAGACCACTCTTTACTTTAAAATTTTTATTAATTGTTGCCATTTTTTATATCTCCTTTTTATTTATGCCTTAAGTCCCATACGTGCATAACGTACGGTGACTGGCTTGATCGCAATATCTGGAGTGACTGTTAAGGCCACGGTATTTCCAGTGCGAGAGACATTAATGGTGCCAATATTCCCATCATTGTCGATAGTTCCATACTCGCTAACAGATACATCTGCACCGTCAACAAGAATTGTAAGTTCAGTTGCGTAGAACTTGTTATCGCCTGCGCTAGTCTTTGATATTGAAATAATATACTTAACCATGCGCCAGACTGTTGCGTCAAAGTTATCGATCACTGTTGGGTTCTCAATACCTGTGATTGTATTTTCGTTATTTCCAGAAGTTCCTAAATCAGTTGATCCTGCAGCAAGTGTGTCGATTAAATCAACATAGTCTTCTTGCGTAGGACGGTCACCAGTTTGAAACTTGGACTTTACAGCATTTAATGATATCTTTGCCATGTTGCAATTATAACATGTTTTTTAATTAAATAATTAAAGAATATAGTTGCTATAGCCAATTACCTGAAACGGAATGGCTGGGGGATTAGAACTTAAACCTTCGATCTGAATTGCTGTAAACTTAACCCTAAATGGAAGTATATCTTTAAAAATAGCATCGTGGGTAATTGTTTTAATTTCGACATTTGGGTAGTCAATAGGATAGATAGATTTTACATTGTGACCTAGGTCATCTATGATAATTGCATTGGCCATTAATCTGTTACATCTTCAAGAATCTTCATGCTACCCTGGCAGACTGTCCAGACTCTTGTAGGATCAGATAATTGAATATCAAAGATGTCTCCTGTTTGTAAAACGTTAGACTCTTCTGCTGTTAGCCAAACTGTAAACTCTCCAGCGAGGTCGTCAGCATCTTGGTATGGTGTTAGTGCCATGATTGTTGTTGCATCATCAGTAATTACCCCAAGATTTACATTTAGGTTAGGACGTTTAATCTTCATTGAGATTGTCCAATCAGGAATATTTAAAGGTGCCTTTGCATCATCTGTTGCGTAGACTTTAAATCCAGAAGTATCTCCACGGACCACAGTCCAAAGCACTGTAGGTGGTTTATTTCCAATATCATATGATGATGCTGATCCTCTTAATATAGCCATAATTTGATTATATCACTGATTAGGCTAAGCCATCTCTCAGTGCCCCCCAAGTTCCGTTTCCTTTTGCTTCAACAATAATAATTCCATTGTTTGCTGCAGACTCTGCATGTGCAACAATTCCAACTGCTCCAGATCCAGTTGCTGGTCTCTCATTTGTAAGACCTCCACCAGGAGCAACATATAGTGTATCTCCATTATTAAATGCCGAAGTATTTACACCTTCAAGGACTCCAGCAACAATGACAATTCCCTCTGCCCCATCATTAATTCCCAGTTTTGTCAAACCTAAAATTGGACTTGTTGTTGCTGGAAGAGATTTAGCAATAGTTGTTTTTACAGTATATCCTGTAGCATAGACTGGATATCCAGCAGGAATATTAACACCACTATTATTTATAACCTGAATCTCAAAATAAGAAACTCCAAGGGGTGGAAGAATAATTTCTAGTTTATCTACGAGTTGCTTGATATCTCCGTGTACGTTTACTGGATTTGTACCCTCTGGATATGGTAAATTAAACTTACTTGATGATCCTGTTGCCATAGTATATTTATTATACCACGATCAATTAGTGACATTGATCACTTATTTATTTGTACGCTCAGAATTGACTTTTAGGGCAAAATTATGTTATACTTAGTAGTAACAACCCTGCAAAGGGTTTTTCGTTTCTAAGGAGGAAACAGATGAACATAACACAAGATAAACAAAAACTCATCGGAATACTCACGATTATAGTAATGGCAGCGCAAGGTCTTAATTCTGCCAATGCTAGTGAACGCAATAATTTAAGTACGGAAAAAGTAGTATCCGCAGATTCAGCCTCGCAAGAGGCTTTCAGTCTTTCTACGGAAGAAAAATTAAAAAAGTTTGAAAATAAGGGTTCTCTTACCGATGGTGAACTCAAGGAACTTTTACACCTCGTTGGCTTTCGTGGCAACGATCTAAAGGAGGCTTGGGCAGTAGCCAAAAAAGAATCTAACGGACAACCAATTAGGTTTAATGGCAACTCTAAGACTGGAGACAGTTCTTATGGACTATTTCAAATTAACATGATTGGTATGCTTGGTCCAGAGCGAAGAGACAAGTTTTCTCTCGTAACAAACTCTGACCTACTTAACCCAGTTATTAATGCACAGATTGCTTTCCACATGTCAAATGGTGGAAAAGATTGGTCTGCTTGGCATGGACTTACACCTAGAACTAAAGAGTGGATGAAGTCTTTCCCACTCTAGATTGTTCCCACTCAAGGTCAGTCATTTCTTTTCTTATAACGGAGAGATATGACTGGCCTTTTGTGAACCACCAATGATCTGGCTCAGCAAAATGAAAAAACACCATTGCAACATGCTGTAGTTCTGGATATGGGAAAGAATCTCTCCAATGCTCTTGATCATTACCATAGTAAGCCAAAGCCTGGTTAGGGTGTAAAGTATAACTTTGATTGTCTACCCACAGATCCCACGGAAAATTTTGATAGACGCACATATCAAGTGTATAAGTGCAAGCATTATCATCTATATGCTTCCAAAGCCTAGCCCTGTTAGTTTCATAATGTGCAAATAAAGAATATGTTGGAAGCAGTGTAGGGCTATCAAAAACCTCTCTAGCCTTGCTCAAAACCTTGTCTGTATATTCCTTTAAAATTGGGATATCAAACTGGCTTCCTGTAAACCTACCAAATCCAGAATCAAAAGGAAGAGACTTTGCAACATGATTTAAAGATTTGGAAAGTATTTGAAAATCAGAATCTTCAAAAACTGACTCAATAATCTCTGGAGACTTTAATTTAGCCAACTTACCACCGCATATCTAAATCCATCTGTTACCTTTTTAACAGAATGGTTATAGACATATGTTGCTGGAAAGACTAGCATCTCATTTGCATTAGGCTTATACTCAATCCCAAATCTATCAAAGGTGATCTCTCCACCAGTATAGTTATCATTGCCATAATATACCGTTGACATTCTTCTATGGTATGTTTGATTATCATCAATATGATTGGTAAAAAAGTGATCCTTGCCATATTTTAGGATATTGTACATGTCGTGCCAAACCATATCTGTTCCATAGTGCCTCTGATAATCTTTTTCAACTGGATCAAAGGCTCTATAAAATCTATTACCAAGAATGTTAGAAAATGCTTCAAAAGGAGATCTTGGCTCTAGAAGTGGAACCTTTGACTGTTCATAATCAACACCAAATGTTTCTAAACTTCTAACATGGTAGTCTACAACATTTTCCCCACCACGCAAAACATATGGTGGTCTCCACTCTAGTTCTTTTAGCCCAGAAGTCATTGCATCTTCAAGTTCAGGAACAAAAGTTTCGTGATTTTCCATAACATTGCTATAAACCATTATTCCTGGTGCTAATTCTCTTTTTTCCATTACCATTTTCCAATCGGACAAGTTGCTTTTTCAAGTTTAGTTTTTGCCACCATAAAACATCCACACTGCTTACACTGTTTTGTTAATTTAATCAGTTCTGGACAAGACTGGCAGATCTCATATCTATTTTTTGCAATTTCTTCTCCTGCCCAGGAAGTTGCTGGATTAACTAAGTCCCAAGGTCTAGTTTCTCCAAGTGATTGCTTATATTTTGCCCATGCAGATAATTCCTGATCAGACATGTGAGACTTCTAACGTAGGGTTGCTCATAAGAGCAGCAATCCAAGGCACATGATCAGTTGGTACTTTATGTATAGCCATCACAATTCCGTCTACGATATATGCAAAACTCGTAAGTGCAGAAAAAGTGCTACCATCAATATATTCCAATGTCTCAGTAGCAATAAAATTATTATTTTCAAATTGCATCCCCACTACTGGAAAATTATTTAAATCTGTGATTTGTACTATTGTAGGATTTTGAGAAGCAGCAGTAATTATTTGCTGTACAAAATCTACATCTTCTATATCTGATGGAAATGTAAAAGTAACAGCATTTTCCCCATCTACCTTTAATAAAATTTTTGTTGTCATTTTTCTCCCTTAGTAACTATTATATCAGCAACCGCAAGGGCTTCCCATACATAAACAACTTCCAGTTTCTACTGAGCAGTCAGCGTAAGTTACCTTGGTATAGAAACAATTTCTTTGACCAGAACAAGCAATAAGTACAGAATCATATGTACATGATGGTGTTGGGCTTACTGGGTTTGGTGTAACTGGAGATACCTCAAATGGCAGTGGTGCTACTGGAGAAACGCCAACTGGGGTAACTCCAACTGGGGTAACAGAACATGTTGGATAACTTGTAGGCATTGCTGGATATCCAGTATTTGGTGGTACTTCCCAACAAGTTCTCTTAAATTGATCGCAGGTTTCTCCAGATGCATTATAAGTTGTTATAAACTCCCTTGTTCCTAAAAATGAAAGTTCTGAACAATACCATTCTGATGCTGGAACTGGACTTACACCGACAGGTGAAACTCCTACTGGAGCAACAGATACATCAACAATTGTCAAACTTACAGTATTACTGTTATACGTATATCCATCAGATCCAACTGCTTGAATATACCAGTATACGGTATTTCCTGTAGTTCCAGTTACAGTTCCAGATTCAGAAGAACCAGTTGTACCAGAACCAGTTTCTATCCAAGACCCAGCACCATTAAAGAATACTCTATATGAAACTTGAGTTGTTCCGCTCATTGACCAGTTTAATGTATACGCATTTCCTGATCCAATTGAAATTGATAATGATAAAGACCCAGTTGCCCCTACTGGAGACACACCAACTGGAGAGACTGGTGATGGTGTACAGGCCTGAATAGTTGGGTATGCTGGATATGATGATTGAGAACAAACAATAGTTTGAACATCACAAACTGTTCCTGAGTTATCTGTAGTTTCTGTAAACTGTCTAGTGTAATCTGCACCACTAACTCTTTCAATTGCTGAACAATACCAAGTTGTTGATGGTGTAACACCAACTGGAGAAACACCTACAGGAGAGACCCCTACAGGCGAAACTGGAGATGGGACTGGAGCGGTGTAAGTGTAATAAATAAATGATACTTCTGACTCATACTCAACTAACTCATTGGCATTAGGCAACTGAGACGCAACTTTAT